ATCATATCCAATTGTTCTTCTAAGGAATAACTTGGTTTTTTTAATTTCTTCTTCAATAATTCTTTTTTTTCAATAAGTTTAGGTATTTCTTCATTTTCATCTTTGTCAAATTCATTTAAAAATTCTCGATGTTTTCCATCGATGGTAATTGCATTTTTTTTGGTTATTTTAATTTGTTTTGTATTTTTTGGTTTAAAATTTGGCATTTTTATATGTTAGGTAGTTTTACTTTAATACATTCATATCTCTTTTATTATTTAATTCATTATTTGTCAAATGTATTTTATTTTTTTTCTAATTAGTATAAATTAGTATAATTATTCTTTCTTTTATATTTCAATTTATTAAGAATAAATCGTCTATTATAAAATGGAAAATCATATGATTACAGATAAAATAAATAATGAAAAAATAGAAGTTGACCATATTAAATTTCAAAAAATGCTTCTCATTTTCAATGCATTGAATGAAGGATGGACCATTAAAAAAAGAAATGATTCTTATATTTTTGTCAAAACACATGAAGGAAAAAAAGAAGTTTTTTTAGATAGTTATTTAACCAAATTTATGAAAACCAACTTGGATTTGTCTAAATTACTTTAAATTATATTACAATTTATAATTAGTGTTACCATAATCCATGACAAATAAATAAAATATGTATTATTTTATTTATTATTGATAAGAAAAATGAGTATGAACATTAGAATGTATTTTTATTTAAATGTGACAAATTCTAAAATTTTTTTCTTTAGTGATATTATAAAAAAATGGGAGGTGGACTTATGCAATTAGTGGCCTATGGAGCCCAAGATGTGTACTTAACAGGAAATCCGCAAATTACCTTCTGGAAGGTGACCTATCGCAGATATACAAATTTTGCAATTGAATCTATTGAACAAACATTCAATGGACAGGCTGATTTTGGACGTCGTGTCCAATGTGTCATCAGTCGTAACGGTGATTTAGCATACCGTACCTATTTACAAGTAACACTTCCTGAAATCAACCAACTTATGGGTGTTGGAAGTTATGTTGCTGGACAAGGAACAGGAGTCTATGCCCGTTGGTTAGATTTCCCTGGGGAACAATTAATTGCCCAGGTTGAAGTTGAAATTGGAGGTCAACGCATTGACCGTCAATATGGTGACTGGATGCACATCTGGAACCAACTTACCATGACCGCTGAACAACAACGTGGTTATTTCAAGATGGTTGGTAACACCACCCAACTTACCTTCATCACTGATCCATCTTTCGCTGAAGTCGATGGACCTTGTGATTCTTTAGCACCACGTCAAGTTTGTGCTCCAAGAAACGCTCTTCCAGAAACCACCCTTTATATTCCTCTTCAATTCTGGTTTTGTGGTAACCCAGGACTTGCCTTACCTTTAATCGCCTTAAAATCTGCAGGGCAGAAAAGTGCTACTCCTAAAACTTGTGAGTTCAGTTTTAGGGAAAATAGTTTAGAGTCTCACAATGATTTTTTAAATCATACTCAGGCACTAGTCGCTTGTTACTAAATTTGTAACAAACGGCAACAAGACCAAATTGCGGGAAGTTCCTAAAGACGAAAAGTTAATGAATTATTATAAAAACAATTTAAAGCAATTAGTGGTAAAAATAATAAATAGTAAAATTATGGAGATAATAAAAAAATGTTGTAAATGTAAAATAGATAAAAGTATAATTAATTTTGGAAAATTAAAATCAAGTCCAGATAGTTATAGATATGATTGTAAAGATTGTAGAAAAAATCATAGAATTCTTAATAAAGAAAAAATACAAATAAAACAAAAAGAATACTATAATGAAAATAAACAAGAATTACTTGAAAAAAATAAAAAATATAGACTTGAAAATATTGAACAAATTAATAAACAAAGAAAAGAATATAGAGAACGAGAAGAAATTAAAAAGCATACAAAAGAAAAAAACCAAGAATATCTACCAATTAAAAAAGAAAAAATAAAACAAAAACGAAAAGAAAATTTAAATTTTCAAATATCTGAAATTTTAAGAAGCAAAGTACATAAAATGATTAAAGGTAAAAAAACATCTTATCAAAATATCGTTGGTTGTGACATTGATTTTTTAAAAAAATGGTTAGAATTTCGTTTTGATAAAAATATGAATTGGGATAATTTAGGTAAATATTGGGAAATAGACCATATTCTTCCTATTAGTGCTTTTAATTTTAATAATGAAAATGAAAAAAATATATGTTTTCATTGGACAAACTTACAGCCTCTGTCATCTTTCGAAAATAAATCTAAATCAAATCATTTACAAATGCATTATTATTTTAATAATATTATAAATGTTAACCGCTTTATTGTAAAAAATAATTCAATTAATGGGTACCAAACAATTCGCGAAAGCTTATTGTGGCTCCAGAAAAAAGACTGGAGGTATGGTAAAAATCCCTCGTATAATTTTACTACGAAAGTAGTAAATGAAATGGATAATCCGCAGCCAAGTTCCTAAATCCGTTAATGATAAGGATAAGGAAAAGGTTCAACGACTAAATGGTTTTGGGTTTGAGAAGTCTAATCAACTTCGATGATAGCTTAAGATATAGTCTAATCCCTATAATAAAAAATACACCGAAAGGTGGGGTAAATCGTGATGTGCAGTATCACGAAGTTAAAATCAATCTTGATATCCGCCCTATTGATGAATGTTTATGGGCTGTTACTACCTTAAACTGCAACACCAACCCTTACTCAGGTGTTGCTGGTCAAAGTGCTCCTGGACGTCCAGTTCCTGCTACCATCGCATACAACCAATCCATTGTTGCTGCCTCTTTATACGTTGATTACGTGTTCTTAGATACTGATGAACGTCGTAGAATGGCACAAAACCCTCACGAATACCTAATCACCCAACTTCAATTCACTGGTGATGAATCCGTTGGTTCATCCTCCAACAAAATCAAATTGAACTTCAATCACCCATGTAAGGAATTAATCTGGGTCATCCAACCAGATCAAAACGTCGATTACTGTTCATCCCTTGTCTGCGATTCCCTTCTTTTCAAAGTTCTTGGTGCCCAGCCATTCAACTACACTGATGCCATTGATGCTCTTCCAAATGCCATCCATGCTTTTGGTGGACCTCACGAAGTTGCTGATGATGCCATTGCACGTGCCAATGGTGGATACATCAATGCTGAAGGTCTTTTCCAAGACGCTGGTGCTTTAGATGCTTATATCCCATCTGATTACACTGGATACTGGAACGGTCCTTCTGACCCTTACAATGAGCCTGGATTTGGTGGACCTGCTGTTCCTCAAGTTCCTGGAGGTGATTATAAACCAAACGGTGCTTATCTTGTTGACCCTGGATCCCACAATGCCAACTCAACAGTATCTGATGCCGCAACATTCGTTCTTACTGAAACATCTCTTGATATGCATTGTTGGGGACAGAACCCAGTTGTTACTGCCAAGTTACAACTTAACGGACAAGATCGTTTCTCAGAACGTGAAGGATCCTACTTCTCATGGGTTCAACCATACCAATCTCATACACGTAACCCTGATGAAGGTATCAATGTGTACTCATTTGCCCTTCGCCCTGAAGAGCATCAACCATCAGGCACGTGCAACTTTTCAAGAATTGATAACGCAACTTTACAGCTTGTTCTTTCCAACGCCACCGTTGAAGGAACCAAAACTGCCAAAGTACGTGTCTACGCTACCAATTATAACGTGTTAAGAATTATGAGTGGCATAAAATCATCCTGTGCCAAACAGTTGGCTGCCATATTAGATATTTGCTTTCTAATATGGGTAAACAGTGTAAAGCAAATATACATTCGAAATCTAGAGAATGTATTATATAACCAACTAGTCTCTTTATGACTATCTTGTCAAACGGAGGCAACATTTCTAAATTGCGGGAACATCCTTACAGCCTTTTCTACTACTTCATTTTGTGAAAACATTATGAATACCCGGGGTAATGACCTAGGGCATAGTAATAACGAAAAGGATTGGACAATCTGCAGCCAAGTTCCTAATTGCGACATTGCAAGCATATGGAAAAGGTTCAGAGACTATAATGGAATGGGTCAGAGAAAATTAGCAACTTTCAATGATGGCTTAAGGAATAGTCCAGACTCAAATAGAAATATTTGAGATTAACTCTGGGGAGGGTTAGCGTACTCTAATTAAAGTAACTAATGTAATTATATTATTAGTTAAAATAACAATTTAAAGATATTTATTTTATATAATTTATAAAATGAATAGTGTTGAAAACAGAAAACCTGTCTATTTATTTGACAAAGAACTTAAATGTGGAATCATTGAACATAGTGATAAAAAATATTTTTTTGATTTTGAGGATATGAATAAAATTATTAATTTTAGCAAAAATTTTGTTTTTAATAATGAAGATGATATTTATCCATCCTATTGTATGAATTATAAAAGAATAAATTATCTTGAGTTTCTTTTTAAATTTACAAGTAATAATGTATATTATTCTTTTGATAATGGTAATCCATTAGATTTACGCAGAAATAATGTAAAATGTTATCCATTATTTCATAAAACAATTATTGAAAATTACGATTTTATAGAGTATATAGAAGGTCATTATTGTAGTATGGGACACGAAGCCAATATTATGAAAAATCCTATTTGGAAAGTAAATGAAAATGGTAAAGTAGTTTTATTAATTCTTTGTAAAAATAATGTATTATGTAAAGTATGTCCTCAAGGATATCAAAAAATAATAGAATATGAAAATAATATAAATCACGGTAAAAAAATAACTTGGTTTAAATTGCAAAATGGTTATATCTTGGGAAGTAATAATTTATATATACATCAAATAATTATGAATTGTTATGGTAATGGAAAAGGAACAAAAAATGTTAGTGTTGACCATATTGACCAAGACCCATTAAATAATACATTGGAAAATTTACGAATTTCTACACGAGAAGAACAAGAACAGAATAGCAAAGGTATTAAGGAAGGAACAAAGAGAGAAAGAAAACATAGTGCAAAACCTTTACCAGAAGGTATTAGCCAAGATATGATGAAAAAATATGTAGTTTATTATCACGAATGGTTAAATCCGGAAAAAACAAAATGTAGGGAATTCTTCAAAATAGAAAAACATCCCAAACTTGATAAAATTATTGTAGGAACAAAATCGAATAAAATATCCATCGAAGAAAAATTAAATCAAATTCATAAACTATTAGATAATATTGAAAATTGAAAATAATTTAAAGACAAACGCGTTTATAATATAATATACAAATGGATATTAATAATGACAATTTATTTCATTTATCAAAATTTCAAAATAAACCTCCTCACCCTTCTTATATAGCCGGATTTATAGATGGAGACGGTTGTATTTTTATTCGTAAAATAAAAGATGGTTATCAATCTGGTATTACAATAACACAATGTAGAACAAATATTTTACAAGTAATTCGTTATCATTTTGGAGGGAGTATTTCTTCCTCTCAAAATAGAAACGATAAAATAAATGATCTAATGGTAGATAATAATATGGAAATTTTTCATAAACATAATAAACGAAATCAATATAATTTAATTATACGAAGTAATGAATATGAAATTTTATTAAATTATATAAAAGATTATATTATCATTAAACAGCCTCAAATACAATGTTTATATAAAATAAATAAATTTGTTCATTTACCAAATAAAAAAGAAGAGAAAGAACAATTATATCAAATATGCTTGAACATTAAAAAAGAAAAAATAATAGATAATAGTCATTTTAATAAAATGAATATTGAATATATTCAGGGTTTATTTGATGCAGAAGGGTGTATTTTTATTGACATTAAAAATATGAATAACTATCGAATTAGCATTGCTCAAAAAAATTATTTAGATATTTTATATGAAATACAAAAATTTTTAAATTTTGGTTCGGTGAAAGAATGTTGTAAATATGTTATTTATAATAAAAATGATTGTTTGAAATTTATAAATCTTATTAAAAATGGATTGATTGTTAAATATAATCAAGCGTGTGCATTTGAAACATTCTTAACAACGAATAATAAATCCATAAAAGAAGAAATGTATAAAATTTGTAATGAAGAAAAACATAAAATAGAACATTTTACAGAACTAAATAAACAAACAGAGGGTAAGGAAGGTTATTTAGATATGATACGTTTAAGGGAATTAAAACAAAAAATAGGTAAAGAAATTATATTAAAACAAATTTATAAGGAAAAATCAGAAAAAATGAAAGGAAGTGGAAATCTTAATTTTGGAAAAAAATTATCGGATGAAACTAAAAAAAAAATGTCTACTTCTATTCGAGATTCAAAAGGTGGAGTTACCGATGATATGATTATACAAGTTAGAAATATGATTCAAGAAGAAAAAACGAATCGTGAAATAGCAGAATTATTAAATTTACCAAAATATATAATTTCAAGAATTAAAAATGGTAATATTGTTTGTAGAAATGAAGATAAACTAGAAAAAAAAACATTCACACAGGAAGAAATTAATTTATCTAAAAGAAAAATTCAAATTGATGAAATATTATTTGTAATAGAAAAATGTATCGAAAATATGAAACCCTCCGTTATATTAACTACCTTAATTGATATTAGAGACAAAAATAATATAAAAAATACTTTAACGATTGATATTATTAAAAATATCAAACGAAATATTCAAAAAAATAAAATTCCTTTTTATCCAAGTGAATTGTCTTATGAAAAATATAACGATTATAAAGAAAGAATTCAATTATATGCAAATGAATACGACAAATGTAATGAAGATAATTTATAATATTTATTATTATAAAAATGGATATTCATCCTTGTAAACAAAAATATATTCAAATGAAAACGGAACGTAGAGAGAAAAAAAGAGCAACCAAACGAGATATAACAGGGGAGGAAGTGATTTTTATTTTTGAAAAAATATTAGAAGGCTGGAAAACAATTCGTATTTATAATACAAACATTCAACAAAATCCGGATTCTAACATTGATAAAAAAAAAGTGGAAGTCATTGCTACCGGACATTGTAAAGTATATGAAAGTGAATTATCCAAAGAAAGATATGAATATTATTTATCATTGAGAGAAAAAGTGAGAAATATTCGTACGCATAATATAGTTGATTCTATATAAATAAAGATTAAATAAATTAGAAATAAAGATAAAACGATTTATTCTATAAAATGCAAAATTTACCATATATTCCAAATCATATATGGGATATTATATTTCAATATGACGGAAGAATAAAATATGTTTATAAAAAAGGAATTTTTGTAAATATTATCCATAAAAATGATATTCGATATGAAATTATCAAAACATTTTTAACCAAAAAAATAAAAAGAATGGAAAAAATGGAATTACTTAGAAACGGAGAGAAAGAAGAATTTTATATTGAAATTCCTTTTGAAAATAGTAAACATATGGGATTAGTAATTGATTATCATTGGAGTTATCCTGAACAATTTGAAATATGTTATTATCATTGGAAAAATGATGATATTATTCAAACAAAAAGTTATGTAACATAATGACTTTTTTGATTTTTTGCTCTATTTTTTTCCAAAAAGTAGATAGAAAATTGATTCTAAAAATTCAAAATAATGTGAAAGAATATTCAAATACTTTCATATTATTAAAAATGACTATTAATCCGAAACAAAATAATAGACAAAATTATCTTGTCCCCATCCAGTTCCAGTTAATACATACGCAAAAATCAAAAACGTATCTGGTAAATACGAATTGGACAATCGAAGAATTTATTCGTTTCATGAAATACCAACTCTTTTTAGATGCGGATTATTACGGTGTCGATCTTGAAAAACAACCAGAAATCGATTTTGTCCCTTGTTTTTCCAAACTTTATTTTGATTTGACATCATTTTACTTGAATGAGTATGAAAAATATGATCCGTTACACCTTTGCACATTCAAAACGCCCCTTTCAGGGGCAGTTATGAATGGAGAAGGGGTTACTGATTGCGCATTTCAAATGCGCAATGGTGTAAAACCTTCCCCCGAATTATTCAAGGATTACTTTGACTATCACTATCCTTCTTCATTCACGATTTGTACCAAAGTATCCAATTCTTATTATCCTTATTACTATTACGCAAATTGAATATTCAGGGTTCTCAAATAAGTATGTAATCCAGCGTCTTGAATCGGTAATACATAAGCGTCTCTATCCGTCTCATTATGATGGGAATGCCATAATCCTGGTGGAGTAATAAAAATAGTTCCAGTTTCCCAGTAACATTTTACTGGTTTTTTTATTGTCCCGTCTTCGTTCAATTCTTCGCCAATCAAGGTATAAATACCCTTTTCTTCTTTCTCTTCTTTCTCTTCTTTTTCTTCTTTTTCTTCTTTCTCTTCTTTTTCTTCTTTCTCTTCTTTTTCTTCTTTCTCTCCTTCAATTTTGGTGGGTGCCAAGATACAAAAATCCAAGGCCACCGAATTATGACGATGCGGTTTTTGAACAGTATTTGCAGGTAATACATTTAATAAAGACCATAAGGTGTGAGTAATGGTTTTGGTAGAATATTCCGTTGCCTCATTTCCTAGTAAAATACCTAGTCGATTTAGATTCAATGCTTCATTGGCTTCGCGAATATCGGCCAAGGAACTCCATAATTTCTCTCTACTAAAAAAAGTAAGATGGAATTTTGGAATCTGTGAAACCACTCCTAAATATTTTAATAAAGGTTCGTCGGTGACCCAGAGAAGAACACTATCTTCAATGGCATTATGTTTCATATCAATGTTTCCGGGAACCACAAACAAATCCCCCTCTTTCCAATCAATGGTTTCACGATTCCCCTCTTCACCGTAAATGGTTGAAAACCCGGCTCCTTTGATAACATAAAATAATTGAGAGGTGGCGTTTGCAACGGTATTGATTTTCTCTCTTTCTTGGATTTTAACAAAGGAGGAAAGGAGAGAAGGAGAGGTTGCTTCATATTCTGTTTCTAAAAATACGGAATTGTCAAAGGGGATGATTCGGGTTTCACCTTCTTCATACAAAGAAGAATATTGGTAGGAAATAGGGATTTTGCTTAGTAATGGATTGGATGCGCTTGTATATTCATAAATACGAACACCTTTGGTATTTTCAAGAGACATTTTGATTATTATATAATAGAGAGAAATATTTCTATATTGATGAATCTCAATTATTTATTTTATATTTTATATTTTTCAAAAAAAAAGTATAAAACTACTTTGTGACTTTCCGATTTGATTATGACTTTTCTTACACCAATTCACATTTTAAATGCGCAAAGGTGTAAAAGTTGATTTATTATAATTCTTGGTTTATAAATTTGATTGCTTGATAAAATGCGTTAAATACTGGTAAACATTCATCATTTCTTTCTTTTTGTCTCTTTGCTCGCTCTTCTTCTTCTTTTACTATTTGTTGCTGACATCCACCCCAACCCATTACTCTACGATCTGTTTCTCCATCCCTAGGGTTCATACACGCTTCGTACGTAAATCTAGGATTAATCACTTCTAATGCTTTTCTCTCTTGAATATAATTTTCAATGAAAGCCAAACATTCCTCTATATTTTCAGGTTTTTTATGTTTTGCACAATCTTTTGCAAAATGACCTTCTTTTCCACAATGAAAACATTTATTTTGTGTACTTTTACTCATTTTTTCTAATATTTTTAGTGTTATTTCATCCAAAATTTCTTCACAAAAAGACCCACCACGAACATTTTCAATACCATATTTATCCATATATTTTCTTGTATATTTATCCTCATCATAATCATCACAATCTGGTATGATTTCAATCACACGTAACGGTGGATATTTTGTAGTCCACGTGGAACCATTCGAATGAAAATGTTGTTCCATTCTAAAACTGGAATTATTTGTTTTTCCAATATAATATTTTCCTTCTGTTAATTCAAGTGCATAAATGAAAACCATTTTTGTTTATTTATCAATATGTAAATGTATTCATTTTAATTTCAATTTTTTTATAAATAATAAGAATTAAAAAAGTAAAAATTGGATTCAAATGAAAGTGGTAACATTATAAATTTAAGAAAAACGGTGATAGATAAATATGCAAAACTGTAATATTCTCACTACCCCGAAGGGCAGTTTTGCTCCACTTTTCCAAAAGTGGATTTGTCCCACTTTTTCTAAAAGTGGGTAAGTAAGCGATTCATATTACGCACTTCGGGTTTATCTGTATCTTCTGAAAACAATTTACGAATCTGTTCGTCATCACGAAACCGAACGGTATAATCTTGCTGAACATTACTACGCCCAATTCTCCCCATGGCTTGAATAATTTTCTCCTGCGTCAATTCCAAATCTTTACTTAAATACCCGTGACAAAACTGATAATTGGTTCCATAAATATAATCACTCGAGGCAATAATCATATATAATTTCTGTTCATCGGCCAGCCGTTTCATAATTTCAATGTATCGGCCATTTCTTTTTTCTCCGGATTCCAAGTTCCCGTTTCCGTTCGCAGAATTTGTATTCGTATTACTAAATACGCCGATTCCCATCATCAATAATATTTTCCAATTATCTTCCACCCCATTCAAAAGCATAATCTCATTAATCGTATCTTCTTCAATATGACTAGTAAATGCATTCTTCACATTCATTTCTTCGGCCCATTTTTTCAAATGATGGATTTTATTTGGAACAAAGGTATCATTTAAACAAACGCTACGGATCATATTTTTCAAGGAATTGATTTGTTCTTTCATTTGGTTCATCTTATTCGCTCCACCAGAAGAATTTGTGGAGGAAGCGCCTTCTTTACTCGATTCACGACTTTCCTTTTTCAATTTATGACCGTCTTTGGAAGCCAAGGAAGAACTTGAATTGCTTTTCTCGGTCATAAATTCTAATTCCCGCTCCAATTCATCGATTTTCTCATTCAATGAATTATTGAATTCTATTTTTTTCATAATTTCATCCATGACTAAGGTTGGAATATTGGCTTGCTGGATATAAAATTTAGCGATTTTTTCCACATCATTCGCCAAAAAGATGGTAGGACCATCGGTCAAGGTATAAGCGTCTTTGGTTGTTACATAAACTGCACAATTACCTCCTCCATTAGCAACAATACCAGAAGATGTTATTGGCATTTGTTTTGTCAATTCCCCTGAATACGTATTATGCAATTTCATAAAGGAAGTATCACTATTGGAACGAATAATCGTGTCGCCGCCATGTAAATTGGTCGTTTTACTGATACTACTTAGACTGGATCCAATACTCATACTTTTTTGAGGAATTCGATTCCCCTTGGCGTCCATATAATGATTCGGAAGAATACGCTGGGTTCGATTGATTTTCAAGTAAGTTACAATAGCACCCCAGGTACCTCCTTTGATATTTTTCAATAATTTCAAATAATACAACTTGATGTTTTTCATGGTCAAATCGTCCAAGGTTTCAAAATTCAAGTAAATCAACATTTTTGCATTAATAAAATTATTTTTAATGGCCACATAACTGATAAAATCAACGACTTCTTTCAAATCAAAATAACGTAGAAGCGTCAAATAATTCTCGCAATTGGTGGCGATTTGTTTGACTTCTTCATATTCTTCACTCATAAAATGCGGTAGAATCACATATCCATTATTATTCACAATCGGAATCGACTTCTTACAATCATGACTCAC